AGACTTCGCACCGATACAAGCCTTCATTATAAAACAACGCTCACAGAAAGAAGATTTCACTATTACCTTCCCTAGCTATTTAAACGCACAGGGTAGTGAAACAGGAACAGTTTTAGTTAATGGAGTTCATAGTGTTGGTGATACTACGATTGCTGTTGATGGTCATGCTGGAGATACTGCTGGCTCTTTTAAAGCTGGTGATCTTATAAAGTTTGCTGGTCATTCAAAAGTTTATATGATTGTTGAAGATGTGACACCAAGCTCAAATGCGTCAACGTTAACAATAGAACCACCATTAACAACAGCTTTAGCAAATGATGAAGGTATAGTTTATGACAGCGTACCTTTTACAGTTCATTTAAATAGTGATGTGCAAGAGTTCCAAACAAATCAAGTTGATAGTTCTGGAAGTTTATTATTTAGTTTTGAATTTGATGTTATTGAGAGTATCTAATGGCAAGAGGATTAACAAGTGCTGTCAAAACAGAATTGGCAACAGGAAATATTAACCCTGTTCATTTAATTCATTTAAATTTTTCTACCCCTGTATATTTAACCGATTGTAGTTTTGATTTAACATCAAGTATTTCTGGAAGCTCACAAACATACACAGCAAGCGGTCATATTCTTGGAATTGGTAATACGCAAGAAGGAGCAGAGCCAATTAAGAACTCACTTAATTTAAGTTTATCTGGAGTAGATCAAACATATATAGCTGTGGCATTAAATGAAAATATTATTAATGATGTAGTGCAAATCTACAGAGGTTTTTTAAATAGTTCTAACGCATTAATTGCTGATCCTTTTTTATTGTATGAGGGATTTATAGATCAGTATTCAATAGAAGATGATACTCAAACTGCTGGAATAGGTTTAAGTATTACTTCGCATTGGGGTAATTTTGAAAAAGTATCTGGACGAAGAACAAGTGATAATTCTCAACAAAGATTTTTTTCTGGTGATAAAGGTTTTGAGTTTAGTGCATTAACAGTTCAAGATATTAAATGGGGTAGAGAATAATGGGATTTGGTAGTTTTATAGGAAGTATAATATCAATAGTAAAACCTATTGTAAGTTTTGTTTCCCCTATTCTTTCGGCTGTTAGTATTGCGGCAACTGCTTTAACTTGGTTAAGAAAACCAGATGAACCAGAATTTAATTTTGATAGTACAGCAGAGAACATAGCAAAAGGTGTTTTATTAAATAAGACAGCCGCTAATGGTCAAATACCAGTAATTTATGGAACAAGAAAAGTTGGCGGTACATTAGCTTTTTTAGAAACATCTGGAACAGATAATCAGTATTTATATATGGCGTTAATTTTAGGTGAAGGAGAAATTGATGATATTACTTCTATATTTATAAATGATAATCAAGTTACTTGGTCTGGAGATTTAGCAGATAATACACAAGTTACAGTAAATGTTAGTGATAGTAATTATTATAAAGATGATGAAAGTTTAATCACAGTTGAGCCACATTTTGGTTCTGACTCACAAACAGCTTCAAGTCTTTTATCTACTCTTAGTTCTTGGACAAGTAACCATAGATTAAGAGGTGTTTCTTATTTAGCTTTACGTTTACAGTGGAACTCTGACGCTTTTGGTTCTATTCCAACAGTTAATGCAATCGTCAAAGGTAAAAAAATTTATAATCCAAACTTAGACGGAACAAAAACAGGTGGTACAGGCTCTCACAGAGAAGATGATAGTTCTACTTGGGAATATTCAGATAATCCAGTTTATCAATTATTAGATTATTTACGAAACGATAGATATGGAATGGGGATAGCAAATAGTTATTTTGATTCTAACTATGCTGATTGGCAAACTGCTGGTGATATTTGTGATGCTGATATAACGCCTTATAGTGGGGCTAGTGCTATTGATTTAATTGATAGCCATGCTGTTATAGATACTTCACAAAAGGTTATAGATAACGTTAAAAAATTCTTAACAGGATCAAGAGCATTCTTAAATTTTTCTGCTGGAGAATATAAAATTACAGTAGAAAGTTCTGATAGTGCTTCTATAACTTTAACAGAAGATAATATCATAGGTGGCATAGGTGTTTCTTCTAAAAATAAAAATGAAAGATTTAACAGAGTTATTGTTACCTTTATTAATCCAAATAAAAATTACCAAGTAGATGAAGCACAGTTTCCACCAGTAGATGAAACAGGTTTAGCAAGTGCAGATCAACACGCAACAATGAAAACAGCAGATGGTGGTATTTTATTAGAAGGTAGATTTGATATGCCTACAATAACAAGCCCATATCAAGCTCAAGAAATGGCTGAGATTATATTAAGAAGGTCTAGATCAAGTTTAGATGTAACACTTACAGCAGATGCAACCGCTATGGATTTAATTGTAGGGGATATTGTAAATATAACTCACGCTACTCCAAGTTTTAGTGCTAAACCTTTTAGAGTTTTATCTACTACTATTAATCCAGACAGCACAATTTCTTTACAACTTACTGAACATCAAGATAGTTATTATACATTTGGAACACAGCAAGAAGTTGCCACAATACCAGATACAACGTTGCCAAATCCTTTTAGTATTCAACCGCCAGCGAGTGTAACATTAGATGATAGTTTAATCTCATACAATGATGGAACAGTTATCGTTGCTATGGATATTTCTATTGGTGCTAGTACAGATTCTTTTGTTAAAGAATATCAAGTAGAATATAAATTAACGAGTGACACAAATTTTATTGTTCATTCAAAAGGTACAGTTCAATTAAACCATAGAGTTCTAAACGTTATAAGTGGAGAAAATTATACTGTAAGAGTTAAAGCAGTAAACTCATTAGGCGTTGAATCTACTTATGTAACAGCAACTAGAGATATTGTTGGAGAGATTGCTCCACCAAGTGATGTTGAAGATTTTGCAATTAATATTGTAGGTAGTGATGCACATTTAAGCTGGAAGTCTATACCAGATGCAGACTTAAACTATTATGTCTTAAACTATTCAAGCGATACTGTTAATCCAGAATGGCAAAATTCTTTTCCTATCGTTACAAGAATATCAAGACCAGCAACTTCTATTACAGTTCCAGCAAGGGTTGGTTCTTATCTAATTAAAGCAGTAGATAAATTAGGCAACTTATCATCTAATGAAGCTATTATAAAAACAGATATTATCGCAATAGGTAATTTTAATAATGTTGCAAACGCAGTTGAAAATCCAGACTTTACAGGTACTAAGTCTAACGTTGTTGCAGTAGACAACGCATTAGAACTAGACACGATAGAACAATTTGATGACAACACTACCGATAACTTTGATGACATTACGACTAGACTTTTTGATGGTGGAACTACAAATAGCAATGTATTCGCAACAGGCACTTATGAGTTTGCAAATATCATTGACTTAGGTTCAGTACAAACAACTAGATTAACAGCAAACATAACACAGACTACTGATGATAGAGATAGACTCTTTGATAACGTTGCTGGATTATTTGATGATCAAGCGTCTAACTTTGATGGAGATACTTCCGTTAATGCACAATCACATTTAGAAATAGCTACAAGTGATGATAATGTCACTTTCTCTAGTTTCAGAAACTTTAACATAGGCGATTATACAGCTAGGTATTTTAAATTTAGATTAATTTTAGAAAGTTTAAATAATGCGGCAACGCCTGTTGTATCAGTTCTTAATGTAGCATCAGATATGATAGATCGTATTATTTCTGGAAATGATATTGTTTCAAGCGTATCTGGAACAACAATAACATTTAGTCCAGTATTTAAAACAACTCCAGCAATAGGTATTTCTGCTCAAGGCTTGGCAACTGGTGATTTTTATGAGATAACAGGTAAATCAGAAACTTCTTTTAATATAGTATTTAAAAATTCTAGTAATAGTGCTATATCAAAGACATTTGATTATTTAGCAAAAGGATATTAAAAGGTAGATATGGCTCAACATGACATGAACATTGCAAACCAAGGTTTCCCAGCCTTCCGTTCTGATTTAAACAATGCACTTACTGCTATAAATTCTTTTCAATCTGGAACATCAAGACCTAGTGGTGCAGTATCTGGCACTATCTGGTTAGATACAACTTCCGCAACAACACCAACTTTAAAATATTATGATGGTGCAGATGATATTTCTCTAGCAACTTTAGATCATACAGCGAATACAGTTAACTGGTTAGACAGCACTGTATCAATTACAGGATTGGCAACAACTGCAACTGGAACAGTTTTAACATTATCTGATAGTAATATTTTATTTGCTAAAAAAGGTTATTTCGCAGAACAAACTTTAACTGATGGTGCTACGATTGATTGGAATTTATCTACGCAACAAGTAGCAAAAGTTACTCTTGCTGGTAATAGAACATTGAACGCACCAACAAATCAACAAGCTGGAGCATTTTATTCTTTAACAATTATTCAAGATGGTACAGGTTCAAGAACATTAACTTTTAATAGTGCTTATAAATTTTCTGCCGCAACTGCACCAACACTCACAGCAACAGCTTCGGCAAAAGATATGATTATTTTTAAATCAGACGGCACAAACTTGTTAGAAGTAGGAAGGTCATTAAATATAGGTTAATATGTTTGCATTAGTAGAAAGTGGATCAATAACAAAATTCTTTAGAGGTAATAAAGGAATTACAATAAACGATAATCAATATCCTCAATCAATTTTTAATTTATGGACAGACGCTGAAAGATTAGCAATAGGCATTTATCCTGTCAGAATAGATACAACAAATAAAAAAGATGAAGCATGGTACATCAATACAAATATAACTTATGCTGTTGATGGCGATGAAGTTGTAGGTACTTATGGCACTGCTACAGCTAAAGAAATAGAAGATAGAAACGCAACTGATGAAGATGGCGTTGAACTAGATCCTGTCGTTGTTATTAAAGGATTAAAAACAATTAAAAAAGAAATGATAAACAATCAATGTGCT